AAAACATAAGTTCGGGAATTGACTTTGTAAAATTATAGTATTATAATTATGATAAAGAAATAAGAAGCATAAAAGTGATATTTTATAGGAGTGAGAATATGAGAAAAAGTTATACAGTTTACAAAACCATCAAGAATATGAAATTAAAGAGATGCAAAGGTTTTACAACGTTTACAGTGTTTAACACCAAAGGAAATACAGCGCTAGGAAAAGCAATCCGGCAGGCGCAAAAGAAAAGTCTGAGTTTATAGTCTGGTATGAAGTGGTAAGTATCAATAAAGAAGGCACTGCCGGAACTGTAAACATTATTATTAAAAGACCACAAATGCGGGCATGATCGAACACTTGTTCAGTGTGGATAACTAATACAAACACAAGTTCTGCTTGACAAAAATATGTTGTAGGTTTAGAATAGACTATAGATAGGAATAGACTATCAGAAAGAGAGGAAAATAAAATGGTAATCAATGTACACGCGGGTCATAATCCGCATGGGAAAGTAGCTTGCGGCGCTGTAGGTCTGATTTCAGAATCTTTGGAAAACAGACGTGTAAAAGATCTTGTGGTCGATGAACTACGGCGCATGGGTCACACCGTTTATGACTGTACAGTTGAAAACGGTCTTACACAGTCTGATGTGCTGACTAAGATTGTAAAGAAGTCAAATGCGCACACGGTTGATCTTGATTTGTCAATACACTTTAACGCGTCAAGTTCTGCGGCGGCTAATGGGGCGGAAGTATGGGTGTATAACGATAAATCAAAAGCCGTGGATAAAGCTACCGACATTTTAAATGCAATTTGTTCGCTTGGTTTTAAGAATCGCGGAGTTAAAAAGTCAGAAAAGTTGTACTTTTTGCGTAAGACAAAAGCCCCTGCCGTCATTATCGAATGTTGCTTTGTAGGCTCTGAAAAAGATGTATCGTTATACAACGTTGAGGAAATGGCGGCGGCTATTGTTTACGGGATCACTGGTACAAGGTGCATTGGCACGGATGAAACGGAAAAAACATTGCAGAAAGATGAAGAGGACGTTTCAGAAGTTATAGGTGTCGGCAAGATCTACCGTGTCTGCGTATTAGATCAGAAAGGTGCTTTTCACAATGCGCAAAATGCCGCAAATTTGAAAGCCGCACTTGAGAAAAGCGGTTATAATGTGCTGATTACAGAATCATAAGGAGAAAAAATGAACAAAAAGAAAATTATTGCAATAGCTAAAAAAGTATGTGAAAAATGGTACGGTGTCCTTGTGGACACCGTAGCAATGTATAGTGATGGTTCGAGCGCTATAGTATTTGCCATCGACACAGAAGTTACAGTACAATTTGTAACAGTAGAGGTAAACAAAAAAGAGAATGTAAACGACATTATAGAGAGAGCTAATACACGTATAGCATTTACTATATGCGCGGAAAGGATAAGGCATGTATAACAAAGATTATCTTTTATCTTTGCGTGGAAAAGCGCGGCGCGACATGTACAAAAAGTTAGCGCCGCTTGCTAACAAGCAAAAAGCGCGGATTGAAAAAGCTGGATATAAGAAAGAAAGTGTACTGAATGTACTAGGTAAAAGGGATGAATGGAACTCAGATAAGTATAATCAGCGCGCATATTTGAAGTTAGTGCGATTTGTGACAGCAAGAAGTCATACTTTAACAGGGATAAGAGAAATAAGGCAAGAAAGAACACAAGCACTTAGAAATTTAGGAATATCGGAAGAGTTGCTAACTGATCAAGATTTCTACGCATTTTTACACTCTCAAGAGTATAAAAGTTTAAAAATGCGCAATCCATCAGAAGATATTATAGAAATATACGATCTACTATACAAAGAGGGTAAATCAGCGAACGAAATAAAGTTAGAACTGCAGGAATATAGTTCGGCAATGCACACGTATATAAAAGGTAAAAGCCTATGGTAATACAAACATTTTACACGAAAAAAGGGAAAGAATATACAAAAAATGAAACAGTTTACACAGTATACGATTATCCATACAACGTAATAAATTGGAATTATACTACAGTTAGAAAAAAAGGCAAAAGGGCTATTGCTTATATAGATAGCCCTGCAACATTTGATATAGAATCTACAACAATAAACAGTGAAAAACCTTATGCATTTATGTATCATTGGCAGTTTTGTTACAAAGGGAATGTTTGTTTTGGTAGACGGTGGGAAGAATTCACTATGTTTTTAAGTAAACTAGGAGAATACCTAGAATTATCAGCGTCAAAACAATTAGTCATTTATGTACATAATTTAGCTTATGAATTTATGTTTGTAAAGGATTTTTTATATATAGAATCACTTTTTGCGCGTGAATCGCACAAGGTCATTAAATTTAATGCCTGTTTAAAGTCAGATTATTTAAAAACAATAAACAAATTGAATGTTTCACGTGAAACATTTCCGCATTTTGAATTTAGGTGTAGTTATTTTTTATCAAACATGAGTTTAGCAAAATTTTGTGAAAACTCAAAATTTTGTGTACATTATAAGCTACAAGATAGATATGATTATAAAAAAGTGCGCACACCAGACACACCGCAAACTGAAACAGAGTTAGCATATGATTATAACGATGTGAAAGGACTTGAGGAATGTATACTGTCAAAAATGGATGATTACAATGACACACTAGCAACAATACCTCTAACATCGACCGGATACGTGCGCCGTGAAATGCGCAAAGCTTGCAGAGAGGACGAAAATTACAGAGAATTATTTGAAAGTCTAATGCCTACACCGGAAGTTTATACACTATTGCGTAAAGCTTTCCGTGGCGGAAATACTCACGCTAGCAGATATTATGCAGATGCGATAATAGACAGCGTTTACAGTATGGATAGAGTGTCGAGTTATCCATCATGCATATGCTCGGATTTGTACCCTATGACACCGTTTATAGAGTATACGCCAAAAAACTTTACGGAATTACTATCTGATTGTAACAAAAAACAAAACGCTATTATTATGCAAGTAACATTTAAACGTATAACAGTACATGACGATGTAACAGTACCGTATATTGATTTTGCGCACTGCACGTCATTTAGCAAAGACTATATAAACGACAACGGGCGCGTGCTATCGGCTGATTGGGTAACGTATGCTTGCACAGAACTAGACTTTATCATTATTTGCAATCAATATCATTTTGAAGGTATAGAGTGGCTATGCGGATATATGGCGAAAAAAGATTATTTGCCTGCACCAATAGTAAGCACTATGTTAGAGTTTTACGACAAAAAAACACAGCTTAAGGACGTAAAAGGAAAAGAATATGAGTATATGAAAAGTAAAAACAGCTTAAATTCTGTTTTTGGTACAATGGTTACAGATATATGTCATGATGAAATAGTTTACAATAATGGCGAATGGTCTAAGGTTACACCAGATTTAATAGAATCAATAGCACAGTATTCTACATCAAAAAATTCATTTTTACTTTATCAATGGGGCGTTTATATTACTGCGAATGCGCGTTGGGAGTTGCAAAAAATGATTGATGCTGTTGGGTGGGATTTTGTCTACGCCGACACTGATAGCGTAAAATTCTTAGGAAAACAGCATTTACAAAGCTTTAAAGACCGGAATGATTACTTATTAGCAAAAAAACAACGTTATCGCAATTATGCAGATCGCCAAAATGAAGATGGTACTGCAACGCGTTTTTATTTAGGGATATGGGATGACGACGGTAATTATAAAAAATTTAAGACGCTAGGTGCAAAAAAGTACGCATACATAGATAGCAAAGATAACAAGTTACATGTTACTGTATCTGGCCTATCAAAACAAAAAGGTGCGGCAGAGTTAGAGCGCGGAAACGGCATAGCTGATTTTAAAATTGGAAAGCTTTTTACTGATTCTGGACGCACCGTGTCTTATTTTAATGAATCGAACATACATTCGATAACAATAACAGATTATATAGGCAAAGAATCAACATTTACAACAGCTTCAAATATAGCTATAGTAGATACCACTTACACTTTAGGCATAACTGACGAGTATTCAGAAATTATAGGTAAAAATTTTATAGATAATTTTGAATAAATGCTTGACATTTATACCACATAGCTATATAATACATAGTGTAAGGACAACAAAGCAAAAGAAAGTGAGGAAAAAGAGAATGACATTATATGAATTATGTTGCGCAAATTTAGAATATGTATTAGTTGAAAAACTGGAACTTCTTGACTATAATATACCTAGAGTTATTGCCGTTGGAAGTACGCTAGAATTGATAGAAAAAGGATATGGACAACGAACCGTTAAAATGTTTAACGGCACGCGAATTTATATTATTTAAAAAATTAGAAAAAACTTCTTGACATTCCATCAAATAAGTGTATAATAGATAATGTAAAGAAGATAAAAAAACAACAAAGCATTAAACAAGAAAGTGAGGAAACACAATGACAAAGAAAGAAAAAGAAATTTACGATTTTACAAAAAGACACATGAAAGAAAATAATTTAAGCCCTTTTGGTGGGTCAATATTTTTCTATATTGGCGGTGCATTTCCTGACGCTAAAATGGAAAATGTATTGAATGTTGTTAATCAGTTAATAGATGATAGTATTGCATTGAATAAATCGAGATTAGCAAGCTTCATGGGATTTTAAGAAAGCGGGGGAAACAACATGACAGTATCAGAACTTTACAACGCCAATGACACGTGGATAGGGGATGAAAAAATCTGTATATTTAATGCACACGGAAAATGCATTGAATTAAGCGAAGAGCTTATAACATTAGTAGTAAAATACGCAAAATCAGAAGTAAAACATTTTACTAGTGATTATATAATTTTAGCTTGACAAAATAGACCAAACATGATATTATAATCATGTAAGAAAAACAAATAACAAAGCACAAGAAAGTGAGGAAAGCGCAATGGTAAGAATATCAACAGATACCCAGTACAAGCTTACGCAAGCAGTTGAAAAAAGCGAAACGTGTTATAGAAATTCAACTCACACATATTACTTAGACCGTATTTATTCATCGTTTGAAGAACCGGATACAGAAGTATACGATGTTATCAGAGTTACAAGAAGATCGAACAAAGATCTTGGACGTTTAGTAGAAGTGGAAGAAGTTGGCTATATCAATTTCTATGTAGACAGGGAATTTCATAGAACAAAATTTTATAGATAAAGCCGAAACGGGAGACAGTTCTCCCGTCACTGGAAAGATAGCAACTTACAGTCTGACGATGGCAAGCTATAATAAGCTACGCAGTTTTCGCTACATTATACAAAGAAAGAGAGGAAAACAAAATGGAAAAGGTAATTTCCAGAACTATCCCAACAAAAGTATTATACCAGATTATGACGGTATCGGCAGAAGATGGCATTAAAATGGGAGATCTTGTAGAATGGGATCATGAGATTACCACAGCGGCGGAGAGAGACGAGATTTTAGGGTCTTTCGGTATTGCAAAGGGTAATCTGATTGAGGTTGACCGGAAAGAGGAAACACGCTTTATGCCGTTGTCCACGTTCATTGAGAACTCAATGACAGCAGAAGAGTATGATGCCTACAAAGCGTCAAAGAAGTAAAGATCACAGCAAGCAACACTTTAAATGTTTCACGTGAAACATGCTTGCGCAATTATTCAAATCAAATCCAATTAGAGAAAAGGAGAGAAAATCATGTTATACGCAACAGGTAAGGTTTATTCCACATTTTCAAACGATGGCAAGTTTTCCATTATGGTAGAGATCACAGACGAAGCCGCGGCTAAGCTGATCGAAAAAGCGGGTCTGAACACCGAGATTGACTGCCCGATTAAGACGACCGATGACGGCACAAAGCTTGTAAAGGCACATACCCAGTTCGACTTTCCCGTTTATCTTGACGGTGTTGAGCAGAAACCGGACGACGAGACAGCAATTAAGGCGGATGAAATCGGTGCTAATTCAGAAGTAGAAATTGCGTTCAAGGTTGTTGAGGGTAAGTACAAGGGCAAGAAGTACCAGAGCGCATACCTTAAGGGCATTGACATTTCAAAGCTTGTTCCGGCAGAGCCATACAATCCGTTTAATCGGTAAGATCTCCGTGCAATGCCATTCACGGCATTGCACGGCGTAAGAATGGCATTTATGGCATGTACGGCAAAACCGGCATGGAGTGGCATGGCTTGCCGTACATGGCATAAAACATAATTTATATGGTACTATTGCACACACTTCAATTACTAAATTCCTTACGAAATATCCTATGTCCGAGTAATTGGAGTGTGTGGAGTAGTACCGGATTGGTTTTTGTGGGCGTAAACCGACGGGAAAAACCGTGCCCCGCGCCGTGGTTGGTGCGAGCCGATACCGCGAAACTCTAAAGCTATCAACGCGGCGGTAATTCTGTTAATTGCTACCGCCGCAGAAAAGAGGAGAAATGAGTATTGTAATTGTATTGCTGTTTATTGTGCTTGATTTTATCACGGGAATTGTTATGGCAGTTAAAAACAGTAATTTTAACAGCAGTGTGATGCGTGACGGACTTTTTAACAAGTTCGGTGAAATCGTCATTGTGGCTGTTGGGTTTTTGATTGACTACGGACAGAGTTTTCTTGATATGGGCTTTAGCGTTCCGGTGCTTGAGAGTATTTGTGTATATATTATTTTGATGGAAATCGGCAGTATTTTGGAAAATGTCAGCCGTATAAATAAAAGCTTAGTGCCGGAAAAAATTAGAGAAATCTTGGAGAAAGCACCGAAAAAGTAAGAAATGTTTCACGTGAAACATTATTGGCGCGTAGTTCAGAGGGAGAACAGTAGATTTTGACTTTATAGCGCGGGTTCGATTCCCGCCGTGCTAGTTTGGGGGGGGAAACGTAATGTCTTATTACAATCTTGATAGTATAAAAAATGTAAAAGACTTGGATAACGAAGAACCGATTTTAAGAATGATTATCGGAAATCGTAGTGCCGGAAAGACTACAGCGCTTCTGATCGAATCTTTGAAAAATGTACAGAATGATAAGCAAGTTGTTTTTTTGTACAGAACACAGGATGAAATATCGAGCAGTGGAAAAATGTATGAAGATATTCTGGACACTTGTCCAGAGTGCGGAAAAGTTGTAACTAATAAAACTGTTGTAAAGGGTTTAATTAGTGCTATGATGTTACATGATAAAGATGATAATGTTAAATTACTTGGCTATGCTGTATACTTTAACAACACTGATAAACTTAAAAAATACAGCCCAATGTTTAAAGATGTAGAACTTATTGTGTTTGATGAATTTGTACTTGAAAATAATGGTTATTTAAAGCATGAATTGACAAAATTTGAGAGTACATTGCGAACTATATGCCGTGGTAAAGGTAAACAGGTTAGGGAAGTACCTGTATATATGCTCGGCAATTATGTAACTCTTTTGAATCCCTATTTTATTTTTTTTGGTATACATAAGAGATTAAGAGATAACACTAAATTTTTGCGAGGTCATGGATGGGTTGCGCAGTTTGTTGTTAATAAAGACGCGCAAAATGCACTAAAACTTTGCAAGTTAGGTATTATTTTTAAAGATAGCACCTATCAGATTAGTAGCGCTGATGGCATTTACATGTGTGATGCTACCGCATTTGTTGAAAGCGTAAGCGGAAACAGTAGATACATTTTTACACTCATTTCTGGAAAAGATAGCTATGCCATAAGAGAATATCCAGAAAAAGGAATTGTGTATGTAGATCATACTGTCGATCAGAGCTGTAAATATCGGTTTACGTTTGACGCGAGCAGTCATAACGCAGACACTTTGATGCTGAGTAGTCATAGTTTTATCTATGACTATCTTAAGAGGAGTTATGACCTTGGGTTGTTGAGGTTTAAAGATTTGAAATGTAAAGATATTGTGCTTGATATACTTAGTGTGAGGTTGATGTGATGGGTAGACGATCGGACTATCGTGATTATGGTTATACTAGGGCGGTGTGGAACGGCTTATATAATTTAATTAATAACGAAATAGGGTTGGCGGCTTTGCTTGGTAACTTATGGGCGGAAAGTGGAATTGTGCCTTATAGGTGCGAAAACGATAATAATAGTACAAATTTTTTTAATAGAAGCCGTATTTATACTAACAGTGTAGATAATGGTACTGTAACACGCGAGCAGTTTATAAATAGCGGTTTAGACGGAGATACAGTGCATAAGGGTTATGGGTTGGCACAATGGACATACTACACGCGTAAGACAGGTTATTATGATGCATGGAAAAGCGGTGGATATAGTAGTATAGGTAGCATTGAATTAGCGCTTTATTATTTAAGTTACGAACTAGAAACATCATTTTCGAGCACTCTTGAGGTTTTACGAAATGCTACAGATATGCGCACAGCGAGCACATATGTGCTTAAAAACTTTGAAAATCCAACCTTGCAAGGGCAAGATGTCCAAGATTATCGTTTTGCTTGTAGTATGGATGTTTACGACGATATGCATGGTAACTTGCCGCCGGAAATAAAAGTGTTGACAATAGACCCTATTAGTGCTAGTATAGTAGATGGGGAAAGCATTAGAGTTGCCATAAACGCTAATTCTGAATGGACTTATAATCTAGGTCAATATTTAACGGTAACAAAAGAAGATAATGCTTTGATTGTTAGCGGTAATGCAAACGGCGCACAAGTTACAAGCGTTGTAAGCTTTTGGTTGGTTGAAGACCAGAGTGTTACAGCACAATGCCAGATTGGTATAAACAGACCTGCACCACCCGCGCCGGAGATTAACGTTACACCCTTTAGTCAAAAAGCGAACGTTGGAACTGTTGTGAGGTTTAATGTACGATCTAGTTATGACTGGGGAGTTAATGTGCCAAACGGTGCGGAACTTGTTAAAAAAGAAATGGGATATTGCTATATTAAAGTAAACAGCACAGCATTGCGGAAAATTATTATACGTTTTTTTGTTTTAAGTGATACAAATATTTATCAAGATTGTACCATCAATATATTCGGTGTAGCACCTATTCCAAGTGCGAGAAAAACGCCGTTTATATACTTTTTAAAACCATTTTTTAGGAAAGGTAGGTAGAAAAATGACAGCAGACGAAGCTTTAAAAGCGATCTTGGGAAAGATCGAAGCGCCGGAAGAATTGGACGAAGAAATCAATGTGATTACAGAATCTATCAGAAGCGGCGCAAATGTAACAGACGACGGCTACAAAGAACGCTATGAGGGCTTGCGCGAAAAGTACATTGCGCGTTTTGGCGAGATGTTAGCCGGACAGGAAACACCGCGAACGGACATTGAAGAGCCGAAAGCAGATGTAAGTGTGATCGAAGATGTGACGCCGGAAATGCTTGATTTTGACGGCAGTACAGAGTAAGAGAGGAGAAAAAATGGGTAACAAAGTTCCGGCTACGAACGTAGCCATTTTAAACGCAGTAAGATCTATGCAGAGTTTAGAGTATCAGAACAGAATACCGGAAGCAACAGCAGAGAATATCTCGAGTATCTACGAGAGTTTGCTTAACATCGTTCCGTTGCGAAATGCGTTTGCTAACGCATTAGTAGAACAGATTATGGAACAGAGAATCGAAACAGTCTTTTTTGAGAATCCGCTCGGAGTGCTTAAGAGAGACCCGATGCGTTACGGCGGTACAGAAGAGGAGATCTTTGTGAATATGGCAAAAGGTAAGCAGTTCAACCAGTTTGCGACCGTTGCAGAACTGTACGCCTACTATCAATCAAGTGTTATGGCGGCATATCACAAGATCACGCCCGCTATCCAGTACGCGGTTACAGTTACCTTTGACAACTTGCGTACAGCGTTTAGATCAGAGTATGGTGTGCGCGATCTGATTAACGCAAAAGTACAATCACTTTTTGCGGCGGCGAACTGGGATGAATACCTTTGTATGAAGCGACTTATTGAGAGCGCAAGTGCAGCAGATCAGCTTTACGCGGTTAATGTTGCAGACCCTACAGCGAGCGCAGAAAACGCTAAAAAACTGACAAAGCTTGTAAAAACTTACATCGGACAGATGAAATTTCCCCATCCAGAGTACAACATTGCCGGAGCAGACAGTTGCGCAAACGATCAGACGATCTTTTACATCACTACGCCGGAGATCGACGCGGAGTTAGACGTTGAGGTACTTGCTACAGCTTTTAACATGAGTAAGGTTGACATTACTGTTCGCAAGATCATCATTGACAAGTTTGACGACCCGAATATTAAGCTTGCGTTATTCGATATGCGATTCTACAACGTACGCGAGAACTTCCGGGCACTGACGGATTCAAGAAATGGTGCGGCTTTGACTTGGAATTACTTTTACACAATGAGCGAAATGTTTTCCTATTCTCCGTTTTTCCCATGCATTGTTTTTACTACGGACACTGTCGGTCTTACAACCGTAAGCGTTACGGACACTGCCGGAAACGTGGGAACAGACGTGGAGATCACAGCATTAGTAACCGGAGACAGCCAGTACACGCCGCAGATGGTCGATTTTGATGTTGAGGGTGCGACGAGCCAGTATACAAGTTTTATTCCGGGGTCTAATATCTTGCATATTGCAAATGACGAAAAAGCGGCAACGCTTACCGTTAAAGCGACATCAAGATATAATAGCGCGATCAGCGGAACAGGTACTGTTACAGTCAATCAGTAAATGTTTTCACTCGAAACATTGATTTGAGGGGAGCACAATGCTCCCCTAGAAATGAGGGAACATGGATAACATGATACCGATGCCAACACAAAAAAACGTAGATGGAATAGCACCTGTTGCGCAAGTGAGAATATGCAGAGGGATTCCATGGGATTCGTCCTACAATCATGTAAGACTTTTCAATAGCCGAGAAGAACTTTTCGCATATGTTGATAGCAAAGCGATCTATGCTACTGACAACGCCGCACCAGTCAAGCGTGATTATGCAGACTTTGCTGCACCCGTAAATGAATTATACGCTGACAGCGCAAACTATATTGCTTTTAAAAATGTAGGCTATATGGATAATTGGATGTATGGTTTTATTACAAGCGTAGAACCGTTGTCTGTTAATTCCTGTCGTGTACATTTTATAATGGACGTTTGGACAAATTGCCAGTTTGATATGGTGTTAAATAAGTGCTATATCGAGCGTCAAATTGTAAAAAAGTCTGATGATGTTATAGGCAAGTATACTTTTCCCGAAGGATTAGAGACAGGAGATTATATCGTCAAACAAGAAACGGAACAGAATTATGATGCACCGGAACTAAGTGACCGAAACATTATGAGCGTTGTTATTCCGAGTGCGTTTGACGAGAGCGGAAATTTTAACGGCGGAGAATTTAGAGATGGTGTGTATACTGCTATCACTTTTAACGTTTTCGATAATGGAAACGGCGTAAACGATTTTTTAATTGCCGCTAACGCAAACGGTACGATTGACGGAATTTTGAACGCGTTTATGATGCCAACCAGCTTTATTGCCGAAGAAACACAGTTCAAGCAATTAAATTTGCCTAAAAAATACGACAATATTGATGGATATGTACCAAAAAACAAAAAGCTTTTTTGTTATCCGTATAATTTTTTATATGGTAATAACAACAACGGTACGGGAATTGAGTATAAGTATGAATATTTTTCAAGCGAAGCTTGTAGTTTTACTTATACTGTAGCAATGACACCCAACCCGTTATTAGTATCTTATCCAATACAGTATAAGGGCTTTGCACAGGATTACACAGATATGCTTACATTTTCGGACTACCCAAAATGCGCAATAATGACAGATGCGTACAAAGCATATGTTGCACAGATGGCAAGTACGGCGGGAGCGAGTGCTTTAATAAGTGCAGGAGACGTAGTGTCACAAGGTGTTGACACAGCCGCCGGAGTTTTTAGCGGAGTTGGAAAAGCATTATCTGGTGCAGGTTTTGGATTTTTGGGTGCGGCGGCAAGTGCGGGCGGGAACGCCATAGCGACAGGAAAGCAAGCCGCGAGTGATGCTTTTAAGTCTAGCCCACTTGCGACACTTAGTAACACTGATTGGTCAGAAGTTATCGGAGACGGTATTAAAGCCGTAGTTAATCATTATTTGCAACCGAGCGGAAACGTAGCTACTTCTAATGGAAATGCTAGTAAGATTATTGGTAACGATCACATCAGCTATTATCCTATGCAAATTCGCGCAGAGTATGCGCGCAAAATTGACGACTATTTTACGATGTTTGGCTATAAGATAGGCGAGATTGGTACACCATCAATCCACAACCGGAGTGCGTGGGATTTTGTCAAAACACGTAATTGCATAATCAGCGGAAACATTGATTTAGATTACCTTGTCATTTTGCGATCTATTTTTGATCGTGGTGTGACAATATGGCATACTAATGAGATTGGTAATTATGGACTTGCAAATAATTGATAAGGAGAAATGGAAATGAAAAATCAATCAAAAGATGCTGAATATTTTAGTGTACCACAATACCGAAACTATTATATCCGATATTTCAACATGTTACATGAAATGATTGCGAACCGCTTTGAGTGGATAGGATTGCCAGATGAAATACCACCGCGAGTGATAGAGGACTATCTTTTTTGGTGGGGGCAAACTGTCTTTTTTAAAGATGACGTTTTAGAGAAATATGCCGTTATGAAAACTAACCTTGGTGGTACAGTGGATATTTACGGCGTACCAAACATGAGATTTGCGTATGCACAGCAGTATTTTAAGACACTAGGGAAAAATAACAGCGTCATTATCTGGGATAGCAGTGTGGGCTATCCGAGCGTAGATTATGTACAGATGTATGCGGAGAGTTTGGCAAATATGAGGATGACAAGAAACCTAAATATATATGCACAGAGAACGCCGATAGCTATAGCGGCTAGCGAAAATCAGCGATTAAGTATAAAAAATCTATTTAAACAATATAATGATTTTGTGCCATTTATTGCCGTTAAAGATGGCGTAACAAATCTCGATAATGTCAAAGTCCTTAAGCTTGATGCGCCTAACGTGTTTGGAGATCTCACTACAGCTATGCGTCAGGAAATCGCAGACTTTTGCGTGCAGTTTGGTATTAGTAACATTGACGGCGCAAAAAAAGAGCGTTTAATTACAAGCGAAGTCGAACAAGATGCAGACCTTACGTTAATTAACCGCCAGTCTTTTTTAGGTGTGCGAAAACGTGCTTGTGAACAGATTAACCGTTTGTTTGGACTTGAGGTTGATGTACGATACATTGGCAGCGGCTTAGGTGTAGAGCGAAAAGAAAACCTTGCAAATGGAGGTGGCGAAAATGGCGACATATACGACCAGACTTAGAGACTATATCGGAAGTTTTTCAGACTGGAAAGATTTAAACGCAACTACTTATGACAAGATCGAAAAAGGTATGCCGAAACTTTTTGACTTTACGTTTCCTTGGTACAATGATGACGAATCCAGTAAAACGGAATTTGAACGTATGTTTATCATACATTTTTACATGTGCGAGATCGGCTTTGAAACGATTGGACTTTTTAAACTTAAGCTTAACGATACATTACGGCGCAACATGCCTAGATACAAGGCATTATATGACAGTAATTTGAGTGTAACGCAAATTTTAGAGAATACAAATATAACATTTGACGATACCGACACGAGTGACGGAAATAATACTTCACAAGCCGATAGAAGTATGAACGACACAAATAATAGCACATCTAATGACCAACGTATTAACAGTGATAACCCACAAGTCAATTTTTCCGGTACTGATTACGCAAGCGGTATGACTAGAGGACAAAGTGCCGGAGAGGACAGCCGCGCAGTTAGCGAGCGAAACACGGGGAGTAGTAATACGTCAATCGTAGACACTAGCCATCGTACAGAAAAAGGGTGGCGAGGAAGTAAAATGAACGAACTAATTATGTACCGCGAGCACATTGTAAACGTTAATAATGCGATTATTGCAGATTGCGAAGAATTGTTTATGTCAATTTTTGACGATTTTTCCGAACATGGAAACGATTTTAATATGGCGGCTTATGGAAACCGCGGAAACTTGGGCTTATCTATTGATTGGATGAGATAGAAAGGAGAATGAAATGGCGAACAAAATTAACCCATTTGACCCTAACGTAAATTCGGTACTGTATAACGTACATTTTCCAGACTTTGCATTTTGGTTGCAAAAAACGCAACCACTTGTTTATGATGATGCACTCTCGTATTATGAGGTATTGTGCCGCACAAGTGCTATTCTCAATCAGCTTATTAAACAAGTAAACGATTTGACCGATGTGCAAAAGAAATTTATCGAAGATGCAACAAATCTTTTAAACCAGATTATCAACGAATGGAATTCTATTGTCGATCAATGGAATAACATTGTGACAGAATGGAATTCTATTGTCGATCAATGGAATAACATTGTGACAGAATGGAATAGTATGAAAAGCACGTGGGCGCAATGGTCTACTACTTGGGCGCAATGGGTATCGACTTTTGCGCAGTGGACGGAAACATTTAACAACATGGTGCAACACAACAACCAATTTCAGACAGATATTACAAATCAGTTTAATTCATACAAAGAGGAAATTAACAATATTATTAGCAACTTTGAGAATGAGGTAAACGAAAAAATCAAAGATTTTGTAACCGTAGGAATTTTGGAACACGTTGTAACTTATGGCGGTATCTGGGAACAGGTTGTGACCTTAGAAGCGGGCGCAAGTACTAGAATATTACTGCCGGAAAGTATGCAAAAAGATGGATTGTACTTTCTTGCCAACGCGAGCATTGACTGTGAGGGAATCATTGTTAATGTAGATAAATGGACGGTCGTGGCTTACAACGCTAGTTCACAAACTCGAAATCCGAACTTGCAAGTATATGCACTCGGAGAGTTTGGCGTATTAAGTCAACAGGGAGGAGTATAACATGTATAAAAAAGGTTATAGCCCAGACAAAAATTTAATTTATGAAACAGAACATTATAAGTTTCCTGTGTCCAAGAGCACCACAGAAGACCCCGACCTTGAAAGAACTGTAAAAATCGACGAAGCACTATACAATGAAGCAAAAGTAAGGTTAAACGAAGACACAAAACTAAATAAAAGAGTTGACGATGAAACCAAAAACAGAGAAAATGCTGACCAGTCGTTGACATCAGAAATCTATAAAATAACGCCAAGTATCAAATTTTTGCATTTTACTAAAGATGATTTTACATCGTTAGGTGGTTCTCCGGAAAATGTAGAAGTTTTTATAACAATGCTAAAGATAAATGATATTATTATTATGTTTCATAGAGTTATATTCTTAGGAAAAGCTAGACCTCATTTTATTTCTTACGCTGCAGAACTCGATATGAGAAAAGTAATACAGAGCGGCTACAAGGTAACCAATTTTAATATATGGCAATCTTTAATGCACAAAAACGATAACGTTCTAGCTACTCGTAGCAATAATATACAAACTGTAAATGAGAATAAATATCTATACTACCAAACGCAAGAACCTACTGGATGCGTTTTTTGCGGTACTACAATTTGCATGTTATCGAA